GCCGCTGCCTCGCTCTGGCAATGGGGGCCGGGAGCAATTTCTACCGCCAACGCATTCGGGTTTACGGTAGGTGGCACGAACGTCCTTGATCTGCTGTCCGGGGGCATCGCCGTAACCGGCACCCTCGCTGTCAGTGGTATTCTTTCTGCCAACAACAATAATGGCGGAATCCAGTTTTCCTCTTCCGGTGGATCGGGAATGCACATTTACGGTGGCTCAGGAACGCACCAGTGGGACATATACCTCAACAGCACAAACCTGCGGATTGGGGATAACACTAGCGGCGGGTCTGTGGTTATAGATACTGCGGCTACGGTAGGCGGCACCCTCGGCGTGACGGGGGCGACAACAATAGGCGCAGCATCTGCGGGTGTTGGCACGTTGACAATAAACCACGCAGTACAGCCAACCATCTACCTCGCAAAAACCAATGCAACCGCAGGGACTTGGCAGATATACAACAACGGTAACTTAATCTTTTACGATGGCACGAACGCGCCGCTTTATTTTACCGGGGCGAATTCTACGTTTGGTGGTGCAGTAACCATGTCTAGCACCCTCGACGTGACGGGGACTACGACTATTACTGGGGACGTAAAGGCGGCTTCTGGCGGTCAAAGTCAAAGCGTGTTGGCTTTGTTTGGTGCCAACATATCGGATAGAGGAGGCGGCAACGGCATCATTGTAATGGCAAATGCCGCCGCTCCGACAAGCAGCTATGCGGGTGGTGGGCACTTGTACGTTCAGTCTGGCGCATTAAAATTTCGCGGGTCGAGCGGTACGATCACGACGATTGCCGCAGCATAAACATGATTTTCAATCCTACAAATCCTCCCACCCATAAGGAAAACCCGTGAGCGAAGAACTGAAGACCGAGCCGCAGGACATTGTGCAAGCCGTACAGATGCAGCGGGACGCAGCATTGAATGAGGTCGTGCATCTCCGTGCGCTGCTGGCTGCGGCTGGGCGTAGGATTGATGAACTGACCAAACCCGTAGTCAAAGAAGAATGAGGACGCGCACTTATGAACATCCTTAGATCAAAAACAGTTTGGCTCGGCATCATCGTCGCGCTTCTTTCCGTCGCGCAGGGCTTCCTCTTCCAGATCCCCGTGCAACCTCTGTACCAAGCAGCCATTGGCGGGGTGATTGCGGTGGCAATCGTTGTGCTGCGTTTTATGACCACTCAACCAATCTCGGATAAATAGTGACAACTCCAGAGGCTGGAGAGCGGAGACATTCTTCCCTAAAAAAAGAAGATGTCAAAGAGGTTATTATGGAAGCCTTTGAAACCCACTTGAGGTCTGATGCTCACCAGTATGTAGAAGCCCTGTTGCTCCAAAAGAAAAACAGAGCTGAGATGTGGATGAAGGTTAAGACAGATGTTACTTCACATGGAGTAATTGCCGTACTTGGATTTGCTGCTCTTGTACTTTGGACAGACGTTGTAACTTGGCTTAAGCACATACTGGGAACACATTAATGACTACTACCTACACCATTACCAGAGATCAGATTATTGTTTCCGCACTGCGGAAGCTAGGTGTCGTTGAGCCGGGAGATACCGCAGCCACTATTGACGCTAACCTAGTAACTAACGCAGCACAAGCTCTCAACTTGATGGTTAAACAGTGGATGACTGAAGGCATTAAACTGTGGACTGTTGCCGATATTACCCTACCACTTGTAGCTGCTCAAACCAGTTACACCATAGGTTCTTCGGGGTGTGACCTAACCACAGACCGACCCCTTAGGTTAATCTATGCTGTTCTTAGGAACACGGCAGCAACCCCAGACGTAGACATTCCCATGCAAATTATTAGTAAACAGGAATATTCTGCTCTTGGTTCCAAGTTCTCCACAGGAACTACTAACTCGGTATACCTAAACCCCGGAGTGAGTACTAGCACTCTCAAGGTGTTCCTTACTCCAGACTCTGCTACAGCTTCTAACTACCAACTTATTCTAACTGTACAACAACCCATTAGTGACATCTCTTCTTCCTCAGATGTACCTAACTTTCCTAACGAGTGGATGAATGCACTAGTTTGGGGCTTAGCAGATCAGATTGCTATTGAGTTTGGCTTGCCTGTAAACCATCGCCAAGAAGTTATGATGAGGGCTGAGAAGTACCGTACCCAGTTGGTTGACTGGGACATTGAGAATGAGAGTACTTTCTTCCAGCCTGACGTTAGGAACTTTACTCGCTTTGGGCAGTAATCATGCCTAATCTCCGTATCCCTTTTACTCAGCCCATTCAATCTAGATCTGCATCTGTCTCTAAGGATGCAAGAACAGTTAATGGATACTTTGAAAAACGGGAAGGACACCAAGAATGTGTACTTAGGCCGGGACTAGTCAAGCAGACTATTACAGGTACTCTGGCTGCTGGTACAGCCCAAGGTTCCTACGATTGGTTTGGGAACCTCTACGTGGTCGTTAGCAACGTTCTGTACAAAGTGACTACCGGGGGTGTATCCACCACTGTAGGATCGCTTGTAGGTACCGTACAGAACGTTTACTGGGCAGAAAGTGCTGACCATACCTACTTATTTTTACACAATGGGACTAACGGGTATACTTTGTCAGCAGCAGGAGCTTTTGCTAAGGTCGATAATACCTCGGTATACTCTGTCAGTATCTTGACAGGTGGATCTGGGTACACTTCTCCAGTAGCTACCTTTAGTGCTCCCCCTTCTGGTACTACTGCCACGGGCACAGTAAACCAAACTGGTGGAGTAGTTCAATCTGTGACAATCACAGACTACGGTTCGGGGTATGTGTCTGCTCCCACCTGTACAATTACAGATGGTGGGCCGGGGGTTAGTGCCACCACACTAGTAGCCCTCAAGGGGTTTCCTTCAGGAGCACAGGCTTTAGCTGCTGGGGCTGTATACCTAGATGGCTACACTATAGTAGCCACAAAAGCTGGATTGATCTATAATAGTGATACAGATACTTCCTCAACCCCACAGTTTTGGAATGCAATTAACTATACAGCAGCACAAGCCGACCCGGACTTGATAGTCGGGATAGTCAAGCATTTTAACTATGTTTGTGTATTTGGAGAGTGGGGTACTGAATTTTTCTATGATGCTGCTACTTCTCCCGGCAGTCCCCTAGCTCGTCAAGACAGCTATAAAAACGAAATAGGATGTGCTAGTGGGGCCAGCATCAAACAACTAGAGCAAGATGTTGTATTTGTTGGTAAGGCCCGTACTTATGGTAAGGGGGTGTACCACTTTGGAGCAGGTGTGTCTCCAATTAAGATCTCTACTAGATACATAGACAAGTACCTTAATGCTGATACTACCAGTGCTATACAAGCTTCTGTGTTTAAAATTGAGGGGCACACCTTTTACGTGATGTCCCTTACGGCCCTTGACTTGACTTTTGTGTACGACCTAGATGAGAAAGAGTGGTACCAGTGGTCTTCTTACTACTCTGCGGCAGAACATTATTATCAAGTGTGGTCTTGTTCTGAGTTCAACAATGCCACTTGGGGGCTACATCCCACCAACGGCGGGTTATACGCAATAAGTACAAGCTCTGGAGTTGATGATGTCAACTCTATCTACTGGAGAATTGTTACTAATAACATGGACTCTGGTTCTATGAACCGAAAGTTCTACAAGAAAGGTGAAGTAGTGGGGGACAAAGCTACTGACACAATGACTATTTATCACTCGGACGATGACTTCACAACTTGGTCTACAGGTAGAACTGTAAGCCTGAGTAACGTAAGAAGCATACTATACCAACTAGGACAAGCTAGGCGAAGGGCTTGGATGTTTTTAGTTGTTCCAACAGTTCCACACAGACTTGCTGCCTTTGAAGTTGACATTGAAGGTGGGGAACAACAAAGAGATCCACAACTAGAATAATAGGAGAAGTATAAAATGGCTTGGCAAAAAAACGCCGCTGGAGTTTATTACGACTTAGAAACGGGAGAGGTATCCCCGGCGGGTAGTCCTCCGCCCGGTTTCGTTGCGCCAACGGTTAACACCACCGATGAGTACATCACTGAGTCTGGAGGGTCTGATGATAGTGCTTACATCCGTCAGGTAGCCAACCCCAATTATCTTGCGCCCAAGCCAACGACGTTGGAGGGAATGCTTCAGCAGTACAACCAGAGCAATTTTGATGTAAATGGTGTGGCGAACCAGATGCGGCAACTTGCTGCCGCACAGGGAGTCAGTGAGCAACAACTCATTGCCTCTATACCCGGCACATTCCAAAACACCTTTAACACTGGCGGCAGGTCGAAAGACGTAAACGGGTTTACGGAGGGTAGTAACTACAACGTAATTGCTTTAGCTTCGGTTCGTGATGCAATGAACGCGGCTGGAAAAAGCGGCACTGATTACTTCAATGCAAACCAAGGATATGTTCATGGGGGTGCTAATCAGGCGCAGCAACGCTGGCAAGAAACTCAAAAAGACGACAGCTTTGGTTCTACTGGACTAGGGCAGCTAACAAGTATGGCTGTGCAAGCACTAGCTTCATATTTTGGTGGGCCTATAGGCGCTGCCGCCTCCAGTTATGCACTATCCGGCGGAGACGTTGGTAAAGCCGCGCTGAGCGCGGGTCTGACCTACGCTGGAGGGCAACTAAGCGGAACCGGCAGCGGCGCACCGGGGGGAAGTTGGTATTCGCCGTCTGGTGATATTTCATCAGTTTCCAACAAACTATTTTCGCCGGAAATGGTTGATGTTATGGGCGGCACAGAATCCGCAATGGCTAATACTGCTGCTCAGTCTGCTACCAATGTTGGTGGGTACACACCTCCCGTAGAGATAAACCCAATCCAGAACTCGGCTGCTGGAATTACAGAGACTCAACTTCCACCTTGGAACCCTGAAGCCCCAAGCATAGGTGGAAGTAGCGTAATAAATCCCCTTGAACTTCCAGCGGGAAATCCTCCACTACAACCTACGAATGCGGCAGGTCAAGCAATCGGGGCAGGAGCGGCAGCTGCTGCTGGTATTGGTGCCACACAAGCGGCTGGTGCTGGACTTACTGCATCACAACTTTTGTCTGGTGCTTCAACGGCTGTTGGAGCAGGGGGGCTTTTGAGTAGTTTTATGAATTCTGTAGGTGCTAACCCCCTAATGAAAGCCCTGTTAACTGGGCAAGGTATAGCCGGAATCGTATCTGGTCTAACCTCAACTAATGGTTTGATGTCTCCCCAAGAAGCTCAAGCTATGGCTGATCCCTTTGCTTCGTCTAGGCAACAGTACATTACTCAATTAAACGCTCTGATGGCTAACCCAGCTTTGACTACCAGTACACCGGGATATCAATTTAATCTTCAACAAGGTTTAGCGGGTATTGAGGCTAAGCAAGCCAAGAGTGGTATCTCTAGGACTGGTGCTGGTGACATTGGTGTTCAACAGTTTGGACAACAAGCAGCTATGAGTTCCTTCGACCAGCAAGTAGCTAACCTGTCTAAACTCTCTGGAGCTAGTCAGAGTCCGAGTGCTGGAGCACAAGCTGCTCTTACTGCCCAAGGTCAAAAAGTCTCCCAGAGGAATGCTGGTATGCAAGCCATAGGGCAAGGGATAGGTGCTATTGGGCAAGCCCAGATTCCGGGAGTAGGGGGTACTCAACCGGGAGGGTATTCTATGCCAAACGGGTGGAGTATGACAGATCCCAATGTTAACACGGATTATACTCAAGGGTATGACCCCAACACACCCTCTATGCAACCTATGGGTGGGTACGTAGCCGATCCTACTACGGGTATGGCCCCACCACAAAATCTCTGGGGAGCGTAAGATGCCTATCCTTCAAACAGACTTTGCAACAGGAGCAAAAGCTGCTGCTGAACAACAGCTCCTCCCCACTCAAGTTGAGGAACGCCTTAAACAACTTCCTATGGAAACCCAGAAGCTGCAACTACAGCTTCAACAGGGTACTCAGAATCTCCAAAAGGGCGAAATGGAGATGCAAGAATCTGAGATTAAACTTAAAGAGGGGGCCATCAGACTTCAGCAAATGGTTACAGGTGTTGAGCAAGACAAGGACACCCGAGAAGCTGCTACTAGATACTTTGCTGACCCGCTTAACATAGTTAAGCCCATGCACCAACAGATGCAAGAGTTGGGGCAGATTGTTGCGGGTAAGGGCAATCTTAAAATGGCTGAAAAGATGTTTGATGACTCTGGAAAAGCTCTGGAGAGGCAAGAAAGAGCAGGCAAGCTTCAAGATGAACATGCTGATAAGCAATTGGAAAAACTACGTTTTTGGGTAGGCAGTATGACTCCCGAGAATGCGGATACTGTTGTCATGGATATGATGCAAAATAAAAACGTTGATCCCAAGCTGGCTGCTATGATTAAAGCCGGGGCTGACCGTACTAAGGGAGATCCCAAAGCCTTTCAAGCTTTTAAAGACATGCTTGACAAAGAGGTTGGATCTTTGGAAGGTAAGAAACAACGTCAAACTGTAGCTAGAGATGACCAGCGGCACAGAGAGACTCTGGCTAAAGAAACGCGTTTGGCTGCTGCTGCTGTTCTTTCTAATGAACGTTTTGTTGCTTCAGTAGCAAGATCTGAACAGATTGCAATTGACAGGGCAGCAGTTACAGCCTTTAATGACAATAAAAAACTTGCAGATAACTATAGATCTCAATTGAGAGATCTAGATGTTATGGAAAGAGCTAGAGCCAAAGCTGCTAAAGAAGCTCCACCTGAACCGTCTAAGGGAAACTTTGGCGCGGATACAATAGCGGCTTTTGCAGGTATAAAGCCAAGCAGCAAATGGGAGGAGTGGGAGGCTACTCAAGTCCAAACTAAAGCAGATATTGCAGAAGATCGTTTGGAAAAAGCGCGTCTTAAAAAGCTGCTCAAGGATGCTGAAACTGGTATGACTACTGCTCGTACTCTTGCTTCTAAGCAGTACCAGAGTCTCCTTATAAATTCTCCTGAGCAGCCTTTTGCTGTTCCTAAGAACAAAGACCCCAAAGCAAAAGATCCTAGGACTTCTGGGGGGGCCGTCAAACAAGGAGAGGAGGGTTCGGCAACTAATCCTAAGACTGTTACTTCACAAGCTGAAGCGGAAGGACTTCCTAGCGGGACTCACTTTATTATGAATGGTCGTAAGGGGCGTATTGAATAATGGGTATTGTTTGGGATGATGCTCCCCCTAAAACCTCTAAGATTGTTTGGGACGATGAGAAGCCTGAAGTTCCCATGTCAGCTGGGGCTGAAAGTTTTTCTAAATCCATAGAACCTTTAGGCAGTTTAGATGCGCCTAAAAAGGGGCCTGAGGTATCTCAGATGGGTACCTTCAATAGAGCCTTAGCTGAAGGTGCTGGCACTATTCCTACTATGTTAGCAGGTGCTGGGGCTGGTGCTGAGTTAGGGGCTAAGACTAAGTTGCCTTACGCGGCTCCGGTGGGTGGCATTGTTGGTGCTATTGCTGGTGGGATGTTGGGGCATCTTGGAATTACCTCTCTAGAACAACTTTCAGATTCAGTCTTTGGTACAAAGATTATGGAAACCAAAGCTGCTCAGGATAAGGCCTTCCCGTGGACAAGCAAGATCGGTACTGCGGCAGGTACCCTGATAGGGCCGGGGATGGCTGTAGGGCTTCCTAGGACTGTTGCAGAAGCTGCTCTAGGTGGTACCATCATGGGTGGTGTTGGTGCTGGTATGAGGGCTGTACAAGGGGAGGATGTACTTAGCCCCGGTGATATAGCTTTGGATGTAGGTTCGGGTATGCTGGGAAGGCCCACAGCCCTTGGTGAGAAGATGATTGGTACGGGTAGAACCGCTGTAAACAAGATCGGTCAAGCCTTCTCAAAGAAGCCAGAAACCCCCAAAGTGGAGTCTTACTGGGAGCCGTTGTCAGAGACCCACATAGAAGATGTACTAAAGCCCTATGCTGGGCATACTAAGCTTGTGCAAGATAAAATTGTTAAGTTTGTAGACTTAGCGCACAAAACAATGTCCAAAGAAAAAGAAAGTGATCCTAAAACATGGTCTCCTGAACTTAAGAAAGCGTGGGAAGAAGGTGTTGATAGAGGGGATACTTCGGAGTTTTCTAAACTGAGAGGATATACACCAAAAGAGATTCAAGAATTTAAAGAGTACACTAAGCTCGCTGATGATCTTGCTGGTGATATAGGCATGGATGAAGTGGCTGGAATACAAAGTCGTGTAGCAGAACTAACCAAGAAAAGTAATAAAAAAGAGTCTCCTCCAGAACCTACTGTCTCTGATGAAGAGCGCAAGAGCTTCCTAGATCGGGTTAAGGATAAGGCTCCTCTTACTGAGACTGCATTTAGAGACCCTGATGGTAACATCCTTAAGACTGGCCCCAAGCACCCTGATGAACTCAAGGCTAACCCAGACCTTGAGCCGGGCTTTGTTGACCCTAGCGGTAGGTTCTATACCCGAGCAGAAGCTGATGCTCAAGCCCGTAAGTCTGGACAACTTCCTGAAGATTATGTGCTAGAGACCCCTACGGATGGACAAGTTGGATTGCATAGTAATGATCTCCGTAAGGTTGGAGATGAAAGGTTTAAGGTAGAAGAAAAACCCCCTACTACTTCTAACAACAAGGCTCCAGTTACTAGAGAAGAGCACAAGGATCGCATTGAAATTATAGAAGATGATATGTACTACCTTGACATAGATGAAGCCATAGAGACTACCTCCCTCAAGAAAGCTTCTAATGAGTACGACCAAGCTCTTAAAGAAACCATTGAACTAGCAAAACTTCCTCAAGATGAAAATACTAGGGCAAAGAAAAAAGAACTAGACGAAAAGCGTACTCAACTTCTTGAGCAAAGGAGTGAGGCCAGTCTACGTATACAAGAATTGAAAGCTAAGATTGACCAATACACATTGGAAAGGGACAAACTTCTTGAAAACTTGCCCAAACCTAAAATTGACAATCTTGAAAACCCTGCTTGGGAAGAAGTACATGACATTATATACAAAGCTAAAACTGTTGGTGAAGCTTTAAAGAAGATTGAAGAGTCTGGCATTGGAACCAGAAGTCAGAAGTGGTTTGCCAAGCTGCTTGCCACTAGTAACCTTGTTAATGAAGCATCGCTACAGCTCCGTAAGGATCTTATTCCCTACAGAACTGATGACGGTAAAACTGGATCTGCTCGGGGACTTTACCACTCCGACAACCACAGGGTTGAGATTGGACAGAGAGGGGATTTTGAGACTGTTCTGCATGAGGCTACCCATGCTGCTGTGTGGCACCTTATGCACGACAACCAATCCGCTTTGGCTCAGAAGATGAATACCCTGTACGAGATGCACAAGGCTAGTGCTTCCCCAGAAGCTAGGGCTGAGTATGGCTTTGACAATGCCCAAGAGTTTGTGACTGAGGCCATGAACAACGACAAATTCAAGGCACACCTCAAAACAACTAAGTCTACTGAAGCCTTTGAGACAAAGACTACCAATCTCTGGGACAAGCTTAAGCAGATCGTCCATGAGGAGATCATAGCAAAGCTTCGTAGGGACGCTAAGACTGAAGAACAACACGCTGAAGTAGAGGCTCTTAAGAATAACACCAAGACGGCTCTTGATGAGGTTATGGATATTGCTGGTGGCCTCATTGAAGAGAGCAAGAACATGAAGTTTGACAAAATCAAGAAGGTGCCTGTTGATGGGGCTAAACCTAACAAACCTGCGGCTTCTAAAGCAATCAAAGAAGTTGGATCAGATCAAGACGTTCTAGATGGTAAGGCCAAAAGAACCTCTATAATAGGCTTTGACAAAGAAGGCTTGCTGGAAGACATGAGACTTAGAGACAAACACACAGAAGTAATTAAGTCTATGGGTCGGCAGGAGGGGCGGGGGTGGCCCACTAGTGCTGAACTTAACATGTTGTCCAAGGTGGCGGATAGTATTACTAAGCAAAGAGATGCTCATGCTGACAAGTACAAAGAACATTCTTTAGGGAAGCTTGTTAAGGATGCTCAAAATGACATGAAGCCTGTTCTAGTTTCTTCCCAAAAGGAAGTTACTAAGTTAGACTCTAATGGCCCTGTATCAGCTTCTAAGATCCTCCCTGAAGAAGCTAAAGACCAAACGTTAAATGAGTACTCAAGCAAAGATCCTTGGTTTAATCGGATACTAATGGAGTACCACCAAGCAAACCAATACCTAGATCCTAAAAATTGGAGAAGGGCGAAAGATGGCCCAGACCGTCCAGAGAAAGTAGGATATGACGGAGAAAAAATATATGAGGCTGGTACTGGTATGATCTGGTCAGACCAAGTATCTGAGTCTAGAGATGGCAAGTGGATGCAATACTCTGAGGAGGGTGGCATATCCGTCGGCAAAGAATACTCTTCTTTAGAAGACCTTCTCATTAACTCGGATAGAGTTGACATGAGAGAACAGGCCAGAATAGATCTTAAAAACTACTTTAAGCCGGGTGGAGGGGAAGACCAATTCAAAGCCAATGAAGCCCGAGAAAAAAGAAGGCAAGAGGAGGCAGGTAAACCAGCTCCTTGGGAAGATTATGATCCCAATGCTCCCCGGCTCGAAGGCTCCAAAGATAAAGATCGTGGCCCTGTAGCAGCTTCTAAAATCCTCCCTGAGGAAGTCAAGAAGGCTGCTAAGGGTATTGATGTCCGTTCTATTAGTAGTGAAGCAGCATTTATGAAACATGCTGAAGACATCTATGCTTCTCAGGGTGAGGCTGCTGCTTTGAAGTTTTTTGAAGATTGGAAGAAGTATAAAGGCACTTGGGCAGAACCAGTCAAAGAGGTTGAGAAGTTTGTTGGCATGAACCTTAACACCAAGATGGCTAATGAGCGGATCATTCACAACGAAGCTCATAAAATGATGGAACTTGCTCCTAAGAACATCCGGGAAGAAGTGGCTCGGGCTATTGATAAGGGTGAAGCTGATAAACTTACTGGCCCGGCTAAAGAACTGGCTGATCGTTACCAAACTGCTATGAAGGATATAGGTGAAAGGGCTGTTAAGGAGGGTGTGGTTAATGGTTTGCTTGAAAACTATGTTACCCACATCGTCAACTGGAAAGATATGCCCAAGGGGGCCTTGGAAGAACTACTTGGAGAGCTGTTTGGCAAGAAGGGCACTGGTGCTGGTGGCATGACTCCCGAGAGTCGCTTTGGTAAAGAGCGTAAAGTAGATACCTTTGAAAACTTAGAAAGAACTCTTGGATGGATTAATGACAAGATCTCTGCTGCTGGCAAAGACTTTAGGCTTGAGATCAAGACCACAGACGTAGCTGAGATCTATAAAGAGTATGCCCTGTCTATGGAAAAGGCCATTGAAAATAAAAAACTTATAGATAGTGTAAGGGGCATTCGTAACGTTGCTGGGGAGTCTTTGGTTAAGAGGGTTACTGAAGAAGACCCCATGCCCCGTGGGTGGGAGATGATTGTGGACAGGCAATTTGCTGGGTTTGCTGTACACCCGGACTTGGCTCCTGCCCTAAAGTTTGCTTTTGAGGCTAGAGGCAATAAAGCTGTAGATGCCCTTTATACAGTCTCACAGGGAGTTAAACGCCTAAACGTTATTGGTTCCTTCTTCCACGCTAAGAGTCTTCTGGAAGTGTTATCTAGTGCTCACGTACCACTATGGACTCCAGCTAAGGAAGTTACTTTAGGTATAGCAGACAAGATACTTGGTACCAAGATGTCTGGCATAACTCAGGCTGTTGCTCGGTTTAAAGAAGGTGGACTTGGGGATAGTACTGACAAGTGGATCAAATCTGGACTTGTTCTAGAAGTTCCTGAAGATGTCACTAAGGGACTTCTTGCTAGTGCTGGTAAGTTTGGGGATAGTATGATTGGTAAATACGGCCCCAAGACTAGGGTTTTGGAAACAAGTCTCTCATTTGTAGAAAAGAATACTCTAGGAATCTTTGACAAGATTACTTGGGATTTTTTGCACACAGGAGGAAAACTCTATACAGCAGACAAATACCTTGAGAAACAACGCCTAGATGCCATGAAGAGTGGTAAAGAATTTAATGAAGATCTTGCTCGTGCAGAGATTACCCAGTTTATCAACAGGTCTTTTGGTGGTCTTAACTGGTTTCAAGAAGCATCAAAAGCCAATACAGAGTTTGGTAAACGTATGTCTATGGCTGCGTTCTCTCCTCAAGGTCGTAAGAATCTTCAGATGGTTTTGTTTGCTCCAGACTGGACTATATCTACCATTAAAGCGTTTACTTCAGCTCTTCCTGAAAAACTTAACCCTAAAGACTGGCACCCCATAGAGGGTATTAAGGGGATGGTAAACCCCACTACCAAAGCTGACTATGCTAGATTGTACCAGTTTAAAACTGCTCTGTTATACTTTACCCTGTTGAATGCCATCAATATGGTTACGGCTAATCGCCCAATTTGGGAGAACAAAGATCCCACACGAATAGAATTTCCAGATGGCACCAGTATGCAAGCCATGAAACACGCTATGGAACCATATCACTGGTTATCTGATCCTGTTTCTACTCTTACAAACAAGTTAGGGTTTCTTCCTAAAGCTGCTATTACGGGACTTACTGGGTTAGAGTATGCTAGCCCATATGCTCCTAAGCTTGTTGACCCCTCCTTGGCTAATAGGGCAGGAGTAATTGCAAAAAGTGCTCTGCCATTTCAAATTTCCGCAGCAGTAAATGCTCCCGAGGGAGAAGGAGTGAGCCGCGCCGTTTCTGGCACTATGGGCTTTCCTATCTATGGAAAAACTGCCGCAGAGAAAAAACTAGAAAGAAGTAAACGATCTAAAGAACAAAAAGAAGTTATTAAAAAGTATAAAGATAAAGCCAGAGAACGTGGCTGGGAATGATTATGAATGTTAACCCTACGGAGGATATGTTTTATGGATTCGGACATGCTATGTATATGGATGGTAATTGCATCACTAACGGAAACAGTGAGACTTGGCCTTTGGAGTGGTCTGTGCGTCCCAATTGGTCTCTTTTTCAAATTCAGTCGGGCCTTCATAAAGGAGATCTGTGCAGTTGGATGTTGGGTATAACTAAGAAAGATGTTATTAAGAACACCACTCTTTTAGAAGGAGGTACGTACTAGTGGCTATTTCGCTACCTCCAGTACCACCGGGAGATTTCCAAAGCAACCCTGCTATTTGGAAAGACTGGATGACCAAGATCCAGCGTCTTGTCAATGGTATAGCCCCCACTGGTCTTGTAGCTTGGACAACTGGTATTGATTTTACTAGTAGTACTATTCTTAACATAGCAAACCGATCTCACCAGCTTCTTCAATCCTTGCAGGGGGGTACTTCAGGCCAGTACTACCACATGACTTCTGCCCAGAATACCATGCTTACTTCTGGTACAGCCTACCAAGTGCTGCATGGTAGTGCTACTACTCCCACTTGGAGTGCTGTTGCTCTTGCTACTGATGTGTCTGGTAACTTGCCTGTAACTAACTTAAATAGTGGGACTAGTGCTGGGGCAACAACCTTTTGGCGAGGGGATGGAACGTGGAGTGTACCTGCGGGTACTGCTACTGGAACGGTTACTTCTGTGGGTTGGACAGGTGGAATTGTTTCAGTGGGTACTGCTACAACTACTCCTGCGTTTACCATTGCTGGTACATCTGGGGGTGTGCCTTACTTCTCTAGCACTTCTACTTGGGCTACTTCGGCTGCACTGGCTGCTAGTTCTATAGTGCTGGGTGGAGGTGCAGGGGTTGCCCCCGCTACAACTACTACTGGTACTGGGGTAGTAACTGCTCTCGGAGTTAATGTAGGAACAGCAGGAGCATTTGTAGTCAATGGTGGTGCTTTAGGTACCCCTAGTTCTGGAGTAGCCACTAACTTGACAGGGACAGCGTCTGGATTAACTGCGGGCAGCGTGACAACCAACGCTAACTTAACTGGGGGCGTTACATCGGTGGGTAACGCAACGACTGTTGTTACCAATGCTAACTTAACGGGCGGAGTAACTTCTGTTGGAAATGCAGCAACAGTAGTAACTAATGCAAACTTGACTGGTGGTGTAACCTCAGTTGGTAATGCGACTACTGTAGTAACCAACGCCAATTTGACAGGCGGGGTAACAAGTGTTGGCAATGCAACTACAGTTGTAACTAACGCCAATCTTACTGGTGGAGTGACTTCAGTTGGTAACGCAACAACTGTGGTGACTAATGCTAATTTAACTGGTGATGTTACTAGTGTGGGTAATGCTACAACCCTAACCAATGCCCCAGTAATTGCTAAAGTGCTAACTGGTTATGTGTCAGGTGCTGGAACTGTAGCTGCTACGGACTCAATTCTACAGGCAATTCAGAAGCTCAATGGGAACGATGCAACGAATGCTAACTTAACTGGGCCAATCACCAGCGTTGGAAATGCCACATCTATTGCCTCACAAACGGGCACTGGAACCAAGTTTGTTGTTGATACCAGCCCAACGTTAGTTACCCCAGTATTGGGGGTGGCTAGTGCTACTAGTCTTGCAACCTCTGCTGCGTCCCCGCTACTGCTTACCAACGGACAGTTGGTGTCTATTGCCCTGACTTCCCAGACTGTAGGCGCTACCACTCTCACTATCCCTGATTTTGCCAACGTTGTTGATGAGTTTACCTTTAAGACCAAAGCCCAGACAATGAGCAATAAGACGTTTGTTGCTCCTGCACTTGGGACTCCTGCATCTGGGATACTAACGAACGCTACAGGCTTGCCTCTTACAACGGGCGTAACTGGTAATCTCCCAGTCACTAATCTAAACAGCGGTACAAGTGCATCAGCTAGTACATTCTGGCGCGGTGATGGTACTTGGGGAACCCCTGCGGGGGCTGGAACAGTAACAAGCGTTAGTTTTACTGGTGGGTTAATTTCTGTTGCAACTGCTACTAGTACCCCTGCGTTAACAGTTGCGGGCACAAGCGGTGGCATACCCTACTTCTCTAGCTCCTCAACATGGGCTACGTCTGCTGCTCTTGCCTCTGGAGCACTAGTACAGGGTGGTGGTGCTGGTGTTGCCCCTTCTACCATAACCACTGGTACAGGCGTTGTTACTGCCCTTGGGGTCAATACTGGAACGGCTGGAGCTTTTGTGGTTAACGGGGGTGCTCTTGGAACCCCATCTTCTGGCGACCTATCTAACTGCACAGGGTACCCTAATGTATTGGGAGGTACTTGGACTCCTACCCTTACGACAGTGGCTAACGTTACTGCCAGTACCACTAGACTTGGGCAGTACATCCGGGTGGGTAGCATAGTGACCTGTTCTGGGACTGTAGACATAACTTCTACTACTATAGGAACTACCACTACCATAGGGGTGTCCTTGCCAGTAGCTTCTAATTTTGCGGATACTTTACAATGTTCTGGTATAATATCTTCTAGTAGTAGAGATGGTTCTACAGGAGCCGTGAGTTCTGATCTCACAAATGATCGTGCTCAAATTGACCTAGTAGCTATTGCCACCTCTAGTACTACCTATAAATACAGTTTTCAATACCAAGTAATTTAATTAGGAGATATAGACATGGAACAACAGACAGAGCAGAACCTTAAGATCCAAGCTATGATTAATGAGATTGAACAACAACGTAACTGGGCACTGTCCCGTGTAGGACTTTTTGCGGGTGAGATGGATATCCTTAGGCAACAACTCCAGACTGCTACGGATAAGATTAAAGCACTAGAAGAAAACCCTAAAGCTGAAGAGGTCAATACTTAACACTTACCGGGGGTGTACGATGTTTAAAAGGACTGTTGTCTTGTTTTGTGTTGTTATTGCTGGTTGGTCTGTTGAAGCTAAGGCTGAAGACACGATGGTATATAATCTAGACGGCAATTCAATACGACTTTATGCTACAGCTTGTACGTACACCTTCGTATTAAGTCTTCTCCGGGAGGACATCAAAGCTACTAGAGAGCTTATGAAGGCATCTGTTCTGTGGAAAGGCAAATTGATTGAAGCTTGTTGGACAGTCTCTAGCCCCACAGAAGTAATTATACTGGATCAAGATGGGGACTCTGGCTTTATTCCATTCAGTAGGTTTGTAAAAGAGCAGACAGGCTAATTTTGCTAAAAAAATTCCCCCAAATCCTAGATGTTCCGGGATTTGAGGGGGTCAGCATTAGATCTGATAAACCCAGCTCTACTGGATCTGGGGACTTGTTATTAGGAACAAGTTGCTTTGGAACTAACTCTCTGAGAGAGACTCGTTTGGCTTACTTATCACTTCTGTGGAAGCTTCAACAAGATTCTGAGGCTGTTCTTTTGAAGAACGACTACTCACTTTCCGACTTCTTTTAGTATCAATTAAGACTACTCTGGTCTTAACCATTCCAACTGGGATTTGAATTCTGCCATTAGTGTGTGTGTTTGTACTGTCGTAACTGCTTGCTATAAGTAGGTGCTTAGATGTTTCTCGTATGAGAAACCCGACTGTAATGGCTATGGCCTCCCCAAGCTCTGCGGGAGGTTCTTCCCAGCCACCACTAGTTTCGGCATCATCCCATTCTACAACAATTAACGGATAGCGAAAGTGTTGTTGTACTAGTTTAGACACCACATGATCCTCCTTTATATTTGTGCCTCATACCCCGCACGACCCGCCCTTGCCCGTTATATCACAAATATCATTCTCTTCGTAGACTATGCCTGAGTGCTTGGTGGCTTCTCCGTACTCGACTTCGGTGAGGGGTTGTCCTCCTCTAGCTCCGTCAGGGTAGCACGTAAATCCACGCAGTCTAGGGGCGTATCTTGCAAGAGTGCCAGCAAACTGTTCAACCTTTCCTTCGTTGTTATCTTTTGTTCCCCAAGAGGGAAGGTTGATGGTAGAACTAATGGACATGTCCACGTAATCCTGAACATCCGCTTGGAATGCAAGTCTTCGTTCGTAGTCATGGCTTAGCTTGTAGGCAGTATCAATTGACTCGGGGGCGATATTATACCGCTTGATGAGACTGTCGGCGGTGGCATCAACAACAAATTCGAATTTCCACTTTGTGCCATTGGTAAGATAACGCCTCTTGTAAGCGACAGCGAATAGTGGCTCAATTCCAGTAGTAGTACCTGCAAGAATTCCGATGCTTCCAGTGGGGGCAATTGCCCTATACGCGACTGGAGGGCTAACAAAAAGTCTTTCGGCATGTTCATCTGCTGCATGTTTTGATTCATCTCTATAGACTCCTAACCAAGTGTGAAGTTCCGGTGTTACTTCGTATTTAGATCCTCGTTTGAGGAGCCATTCGTGGATACCCATAAGTCCAAGTCCAAGACGACGATTCTTTTCCCGAACTTTATAGACTTTTTCATAGGGGAGATCTGCCCGAATAGTGCCGCAGATGAGAAATTTAGAGGCCAGTTGTACCAGCGATTTGAATTCCTCAAGAGACTCCACATTGCCGAGATTGATAGACGCAAGATTGCATACATCACTATCATCCTCACTAGTAACTTCTGTACAGGCATTTCGTAGGGTTTCATTCTGCTTGTCTCCAAAGTTGAAGCTGAAGCCCGGTTCTCCAGTCATCATTGCTTGCTTGCAGTTTTCTAGGAAGATTGGGTTCTTGTGTAGCCAATACTCATCTGCTAGACCCACATCCCTAATCATAGCAGCATCATCATAGTTAACAGAAATGTTAGTCATGTCCAAAGGAGCTGGGAAGTTAAAGTCTGTGGTCTTAAGGTTCTTAATAACATCTGACCAGTCTTTAGCTTTGAGGAACAAAGGAATGTCTTCATGCTGCCAGTTAAGGGAAGCATAGATAGCTGACCTACGGCTCCCACCTTGCATTACATTTCGACCAATCTCATTGACGGCTTGCATAAGAGGGATGGGGCCTGACGATATGCCGCCCGTCCGCTTAAGTACTCTACCAGCAGGACGGAGGATACTATAGTCCACACCAATACCACCACCAGTAGAAAGACAAGACATACTTCTATGAACAATGTTAGCCCATTCTTCTCGCGTGTCTTCTTCAGCCCTGAGTAGATAACAGTTGTTGAAGGCGCTGAATTCTCGTCCTGCATAATAAAGGTACCTCCCGCCGGGCAAAATCTTCATTGTCTTAATGGCTTCTGCCAAATCTTTCTGGTCTTCTTTGCTCATCAAAGAGCGGTCTTTACCTCCACGGCTCCCGCATACATCGTCAACTACTCTATCCGACAAAGCATCCCAAGTGTCATTAGTACCTTGAGCGTACTTGAGCCGGAAGATTCGTTCTGAGAAACTGGTTTTAAAGCGATTATGTTCCATTCTTAAAGTCCTTAATGTCCTGCTCTGCTTCTTTAATGTTGATCTCTGTCATCCTGTTCAAAACCTGCATCCTCCCAAGCCGAACGGCTACCGAGTCCACGAGGGCGGTCTTCACGTTCTTCACTCCGAGAAGAGACTTCCTCTTCTTCCCCTGATTCTTCGTAATACTTTGAGATGAATCCATGTCGTTGCCTTATCTTGTATTTGTATGTTATTAGTAACTCTTCTGCGGTAATGTCTAGAAGTTCTAGAACAACCACTTCATTCTCTTCCAAGAGCATACTGTGTAGTTGGGTTAGAGTATAACTCACTTTGGGGGAAACTTATCTAGTTCTGTAACAAACTTCTCAATAACTTCTTTTTCTTTTTCGTATGCTTCAATGCTGTAAATAAACACATCAAAGATACCCAAGGAGACACAGAGAGAAGTTACTTCATGTATCCACTCAACCCCAAACTTGATTCCACAGACCCAAGAGAACTCAATACCAAAGCCCCTCATGATGCCACCCCATTCTTCTTATCAAAGCTACGCAATCCAGACAGCCCTAGAAGGCCACCAAGCACCTGTAAGGTCAAAGTGGTATCAATGACTGGGAACTGTCCGTGATACCCGTAGAAGACTTGTGCTACAAATCTAGCTAGGGGTTCTAGTATAGCTACATACCCAAAGGCTACCCCACAAGTCCACAAGATAAAGGGCCTAGCTCCTGCAACAAAGATGCTTGAACTCTTAGCCTCTTCCGTATTGGTTGCTATTTGAGCCATCTGTACGGAAATACCCAACTTAGCCATTTCAACTTGGAAGTCTAGATCCAACTGTTTCATCTTAACCAAGTCAGAAGGCCCCATACCAGCCACAGTCTGCTGTACAAGGCTTGGATCAACCCCAAACTTACTGGCTAGGAAGGACACTGCTGCACCTGCCAGAGGCCCTCCAAGGGCTGTTGCAATGGTTGGAGCTATTGACTTAAGGATGTCTGCCGTTGTGCTCATTTTCCTTCCCTATAGTGAAAGTCTAACCATCTACTGTATTCAGCTAGTTTGGCAGCATCTCCAACACGCTGCCCTTTAAAGTTCATTCGAGCTGCATACTTAATAATTTGCCCAAGCAAGAATCCTTCATACTGTTCTGGAGTAAGCTTGGCTTTGATGATGTCTAGGGTAACAATACCGCCTACGTCATAATAGTTTCTAGTAACATCTTGCGACGGAGCAACGGAAGCTTTAGATTTTATGAAGTCCTCTTCCATTTTATTCATTGCTGGGTCGTCTGGGTACCCTAGATGAGCAAAAACTATTTTACCAGCCATGTCTTATCCTTTTAGTGTCATGATAATACCAATATTAGCCACAGCGTAAGCCCCAAACATCAGAGCGTGGCCCACGTTTTCTTTGAGCAGTTGTTCTCCAGCAGTCCAAGCGTAAGCAGCAGTACAAGCCCAGATAAGCCACACACTCATGGTTTTCCTTTGTACTTCATCTTAAGGTATTCAATGGAGACTGGCATTTCGTCGTACTCTCCATCGTGTACTTGGTGGAGCATCCAAACACCCCTCCAGCACTCATTACCTTGGGGGCCTAGATACTCTTCATCGTGTTGGTAGTAGCACCCAGCAAAGATGCTGGTAATCCTTTTGCCATCAGCCTTATATTGTATGTCTACTTCTTTCCTTTGTACGTGACCCATAACGCAGCTACTATGCTTCTTAGTAGTGAGAGCTTTAGCAGATGACACAGGACGCCCCATAACACCAGAGGCAAAGAAATGGCAGTATACAATACCATCAATGGAAACAGGCTTAAGATAAGGAATGACCTCCCAATCACCGTAAGGTAGATCTTTGACACTGATTAGTCCCTCCAGTTTAGGATCACTATTAACAGCCCTGTTAATGCGGTCTTCATGGTTTCCCAAAGTTATAACAAACCTAGGTTTCCAAGGTGTTTTGGTCTTAGATGTTCTTAGGATCTCCTTTTTGATGGGAGCCATGAACAAGTCCATAGCTTTCTTAGTGGCTGCGATATCCTTGGTATATCTCCGTCCTTCAAAGTCTTTTTTACCAACATCGTAGGAACTAAGGCTAGGCATGTCAGCGAAGTCACCAATATTGATAATGACATCTGGATGTTTTTCAGCACAGTATTTACCTGCCCATGTAAGGTGCTCAAGAGGAACTCCTTCTTTAACTTGGCAATCGGGAATTATGTAGTGCTTCTTGTTCATGTAAGGGCTTCCTTGATAAATGCTTCCCACTTCTCTACCTCTCCGAATGCACACCATTCAATTTTGTTTTTGTCACACCACTTGCCATAGTCTGTCGGAGATCCTTTGTAGATTGGGTTTGTGGGGCGTTGGAAGACGACAAGGATGCGAGCTTCTGGGTGCTGCTCCTTAACATAGAGCAGCTTTTTGCGTCCGTCAAGGTCGAGGTAGCCTTTTGTTTCAATGTACCAACCGGCTTTGATTGTCCAGTCTGGAGTGTACTTGTGCGTTTCTGGGCGGGTTGTAAAAGATAAGCTACTTGTTTCGTACCCAAGGTTATATCCTTTTTCAAGAGTTGCGGTTTTAAACTTAGTCTCAAGCCCTGAGCGGTGTTTCCACTTTCCATATCGAGGTTTCACTGGGTGTGCTCTTTGGGATCAGTACCAAACATGTCGCTGCTTGCTTCACCGACCCCATTACATAGGAGATAAGATCCATCGGCGACTCTTTCACTTCTGTGCGATAGATCTGAACCTTCGAGTTGGTGAGCCTTACGCCCACTATATACTCCGGGGGGTTCCCAGATGTCATTAAACTTCCTCCAGATATGCAGTAGTTTGCAGTTGTTGTGGAACCGTTCTTCAGAGTCATAAAGTGCTTTACAGGCTTCATAGTACTCCTCTGGCAACAGGGGATCTAGGAGTTTATGGGCTTTTACAGGCCCAATTCCTTTGATTCCTATCACGTTATCTGAGGTATCACCCACTAAGGTCTGGATATAAAAGGACTTTAGCCCTTCGTCGGGTAAAACATTAGTAAATACCTTCTTAACAAAATTGTAGTGTAACCCGGATACTTGTAGCATATCTTTGTCAATACTACAAATAACCGAATTAGCGTCTTGAGCCACACCCATCCCATCGTCAGCTTCATACCCATGACACCTCACAGCCTCCCAGTTTGTTACTAAGAACTCTTTACAAGATTCCAGATAGATTGGTTTGACCGCACTTACCCGGTTAGCCTTGTACATTGGGTCTACGCTATACCTAAAGTTCAGTTCCTTGGCTCCAGAGAGGAACACAGTGTACGTATCAGCCCCCACAGCCTCTAGAATCTCTCTCATCAGGGCATCAGTACGAATCAAGGCTACTGAAACGTCCTCCTCGGTATCAGCACTTGCTGCACAACGGTAAGCTACTATGTCGCCGTCGATCAGTGCCTTCATTTTGTTCCTTTGGTTGTTTTGTGTTGCTGCTGTCCCCTTGCAGGGGGCCGTGGCTAGCCAACCTTGCGGTTGGCTAGTTGTTGCTTTTCTTTAGCTCTTTTTGCTCATCTTGCCTTTTGTGGCTTTCGCCAGAGCTTCCCACTTTTTGTTTTCACGCTTGTTGTCTCGGTCATCCATCAGGTCATAAAGACCATCAATAATCTTTTGGATGCGTCCATTAGATTGTTTCTTCAGGTACGAGGCCACAGCTTCAAATTTAAGGGTAGTATTCATAGTTCATATCTCCTAGTTAGGCCGCTTTAGCGGTTGCTTCTGCATTCTCTTTCATAGCTTCTGCCATATCCAAGTCACCAGCCGTGTAAGCTTCAAACTTACGGGCAAGATGAATGGCTACTTCGGCATTTGTGTCGTCAATCTCAAACGCTTTACCACCTTTAGAGGCGATTAGAAGCTCAGTTGCTCGGGCAAGGGCATTCTGCCGAACAATTGAACGATCCCCGTGAAGAGCAGGGATGGGGAATACTCGGCTAGAACTACCACCAGAGTAGGCAGTACCTTTGCTACTAGGAACACTGGCTGTTGCTGCACCCGGTGCTCCCTTCTCTATAATACGGATGTTCTTGCCTTCAAGACCATAGGTACCAGTCTCACCATCGAAGGAAACAGTATCACCAGTATTAACCATAGGATTCTTAAAGCCACACTTGACCCAACCACTGTCAATCTTAAACGAGAACGTAGGCTTAACACCAAACTTGGTAGTTACTTCTTTGGTAGATACCGCTTGGACAACACCTGTCATTTCAGCCATATTATACTTCCTCCATTTCAAACCAGTTCTTTCCCGAAGAAACTCCTGCGCTAAGCTTCAAAGCCAACGGGATTCCGAATGTTGATTGATAGTACTTGTGGGTACTATTTAACAACCGTTTTACTTTCTCAACAACACCACTTTCTATAGCTTCCCTACTACAATCCAACAAGATCGAATCATGGATCGTATTGATGAGTTTGACTCCAGAAGTACTAACAAGTTCCCTAAAAACAACACCCAACATCAAAGGAACAATATCACCTGTAGCCAAACCTTGTACCGGGTAGTTCTTCAGCTCAGTTGGACTAAAAGTATAGTCTCTAGTTCCCTCATATTTAGATTTATATTCGTTGAAGGTATAGATTCTTTTGGTCTCTGAGATATGCTTCCATTGTCTAGTGATGCTAGTAAGCCCCTCAGGGGTTGTTATGTGGACACCCTTGAGGTTAGCAACATTTTCCATAGAAGTATTCCAACCTCTAACTTCAGGGTACCTAGCATAGAAAGTAACCACAAACCTCCTAGCAACCTCATGAGTACAACCAGCCTGAACAGAAAGAGTCTCAGCACCAGCACCATAAATCAACCCAAAAGTAAGACTTTTAAACCACTTCCTAGTAACTGCATCAGGATACTTGCCATACATTTCTTTATACAGCTCATTGTGTATATCAGCTCCACCAGAGATGTCTGCAATTAACTGCTTACACTTGGTAAGGTGGGCTAGTACTGCTACTTCGAGCTGTTTAAAGTCAAACTCAACAAGTGTTCCATCTTCATATCTACTAGTAAATATCTTCTTAATTGGGTTGTTGCTTATGTTTTGTATGTTTGGTGTTGTACTGCTTAGTCTTCCTGTTGCTGTTGTTACTTGGTTTATTCTACTATATATGTAGTCTTGTGTTCCGTTTTTTATTACATGTTTACCTAATCCTTGTATATATGTTGTTAGCTGTTTAGTTACTCCTCTATATAGTAGTAGTTGTTTTACTAGGTCTCTAACTTGTGGTATTGAGTCAAACATAGAGATGTGTTTAAGAACTTCTTCATCCACAGACACCTTACCAGTTTTCTCAGATTTCCACTCATCAAAAGGAGCTATTGTGCTAAAAGCAGGGTAAGCAAGGTTCTTAGTAACACTCTTAAACTTGGGTTTACCATTCTTATAAAACCCAGCAGCTTCCTTTTCCACAACTTTACTACTACCACCGAACAACAACTTAGACCACTGTGTAGCACTGGCTAAATCTTCTAGGGGATAATATCGGTAAGGAACAGCTTTGATGTCTTTTGCAAGTTTAACTTGTACATCAGCATATTCTGTAGCAACTTCACCAGCATATTTAGCAAAGTACAAGTAATCAACATTCATACCGTTATACATCATCTCAGTAACACAATGCAAAGCTTCCATCTGGGATATAACAAGATCCATCATTCCCATATCTACTACCATTTTAATTTGATATTCTGCTATTCCCAGCGTGTTCTTAAGATCTTGTAATAGGTAGGGTTTGATAAGGTCTTCTGGGATCTTGTCTGCTCCAATACCAGCTTCAAACATTTTGGTTACTGTATCATCTTTAACAGGAAAACCATACTTCAATGACATCCTATCTAAAGAAGGCCACTTCTCAGTTTGACCAGATATCAAGTACTCAGCCAACTGAATATCCCAAAGACGCTTCTTTTGAAGTACCTCTTTAAGACGGGAACTCTTACGGTACATGTAGCAAAGATCAAAGGACATATTACAACCAACCAAGAAGTCAGAGTCTCTGCTGAACATGACCTCAGAAGCTCTGTCATCTAAGGCCAAAAAAGCAGGGAAGGAGACAGAATTTGAATCAAGAATACCAACATACACAGCTTTATTGAGGGGGTGCATGGGATGGCTACTCCCAATCTCTCTAGGAGCGTTGAGAGTAGTCTCCACATCTAATGCTATTAGATGTAGTTTGCTCATTACTGGTTCTCTTCGTTTTCTAGTTCTTGCCTAATGAGCTGTACTGGAACCAAGAATTGAAGTTTAGATTGAGATGCGTAGGACAACAACATATCCAAACTATAGAAGTAATCAAGCATTTGTAACTCCGTTTGTGTAGGTTGCCACACCATTTTTGAAGTGTGCTGTCATGGTTTGTTGCCTCATTTTAGGGTCAAAACTGATATGAACCCAGTTTCCTTCTGCTATGAGCTGGTCAAACTTAATACCTGATTCTGAGATATACCTGACAATATTGTCAGGTTCCCCAAAGGCTGGACAGGTGAAGTCAATAGCCCACCCATCCATGTGGGCTGAATTTCGACTTCCTCCCACAGCTTTATTGAGTTCAAGACACCTGAACCAGCTATCAACGTGCATAGGGGCATCTAGGAGCGTCCTGACGGCCTCCAAACGGTTACTGGCTACCGAGATATTGGATTTCTGCAAAATCGCAGGAAGGTTGGTTATATTCAATCGTAGGGCAGTACTGCTAAATAGGGCTTCTTCTAGGCTAAAGTGGGTGCTAATGGGAGTCATTCTCATTTACCTCAGTAATTGGTATCTCTTTGGTGGGAGTTGGGATCTCTTTTGTAGCTATAAAAACATCCCAGTTCTTATCATCCTCTGGACACCGGATCTCTTCCAAAAAGGTTGTACCAAACTTAGACCTCCAATGGATGTATACCTCTTTCTTGGAATCCCAACGGGCTATTGAAGCATTCCTACAAAACCCTTCGTAGTATGCCCCATGCTTAAGTTCTTTCTTCCCAATGAGTGGGGTGTAGTCTTTACTCATACCAATTCCTCTAGTGTAACTTGTTTAGCTTTGCTTATATGATTATAATCTACCCATTTAGATACAACATAATCTGCATCCCTACAAAGACCAGATGGGCCTTTTAGCTGGTACTTACGACCAGAGACTGTGGTACCAACCAGAGTCTTTTGGTCAAAACACACAATAGCGGAAGACACCCTACCTTCGTGGTTTTCTACACACCACCCTCCAAAGTGTTTAGTGCCATCAGCATCAAACACACACCAGCTTTTTAATGTTAGGGTAGGCTGATCTTCTACGGACTGAGTACCCCAAATGCTCATGGCATCTCCTTGTAGTTATTTTGCCCACCAAGCCTTCTCCAATGGCCCTGAAATCCTCCATCAATACCTACTTTGCCACATTTGCAGTTTTTAAAGTCATGTTCGTGAAAAGCCTCAATGATGTCAAGGCAGGTGAGACATTGGATGCGGTTACGTCTGCCCATCCAACTACCAGCAGGATCTGTCTTATCTGGATCATCTGTCATTTTAACCTCTCGTTTTGGACAACCCCAATGTTTGGCCTCGCCCGTGTTTCCACAGCCGGGCCAATGTGTTGTTCCTAGTTCATTCATTTAAAATGTCTCCGACATTTCAACCTCGTTTTTTATTTCTTGCAGAGATTGCCGCAGCTTTAGACCTAGCATCTGCCTTACTACTGGCACCCCACGCTTTAAGGGACAGTAAAAGCCTTGTCGGTTCTCCGTTTGGTTTCTTTTCCGGCCCCGGCATATTGCCCATTCTTGCTAGGAACGAGGCTCTGCGTGGGTTATTCCCAGCTTTTACAGGCGCTTTGAGCGTTCCACCAGTCTGGGCTTTGTAACTTGCTCGACCCTTGGCGTTAAGTCCACCAGCGGGATTTTTTCCTTCTTTCCGTGTCCATGCTGCGGTCATTTTAATTCCTCCTATTCATAACGTGCTCGAAGTGGATCAATTCTTACCAAGTATCGTCCGTGACGTTCTGACTCCAGTTGGTCAGCCCCGCCGCCGGGTAACTTGTTCTTAGGAACGTTGATGGTTCTTGTCATTGCTTCATCATCGTTGGCTGGTTCTTTGTATTTACCCAGCGTGATGATTGCATCAGCTTCTCCGGGTTTGTCTGTCTTACTACCCCGGAGACTATCCATACCGATATAGGGTGGGTCTTTGTGCATCTCAGCTTCACCAGACAACTGGCTGGCTGCTATGACCACACAGTCCTGCCTAGCCCAATCCCTAGCCCACTTGTAGAGCTTACCTAACCTGATGTCTTCACGTTCGTCATTCTTAAATCCATCAACCTTGTCCAAGACATCAAAGATAATCATTCCCGGCTTAACGTCCTTAAACAAGGCATCTAGGGTCTTTACGTTGTTGGTGTGTCCGTCTGTGATTAGGATCTTGTTCTTGTCACCACCCATTGCTGTTATATAGTCTTTCATTGCTGTGGTGTGGTCTGCCATGATCTCTTTGGTTGTCTTGCCTAGTGTAGCTTGAACAACCCTGAAAAACACGCTGTCACTCTTCTCCTCATTGTTGACCCAGACTACAGGCCGATCTTTGGGGAGTTGAGGAGCTATAAAGCTTACTTCACTAGCCAAGAACGTGGTTTTTCCAACTTCAACTCTTGCAGCAATAATAATAAAGTCACCAGATCTAACAAGACCCAAGCTCCGGTTAAGAGGCATAAGTCTCCACTGGTATCCCGTAGACAATATGCGATCAACAACGCCAGAAATATCAGGAACGACAAAAAGGTCTTTTTTATCAATAAATCGTTCGACATCTTTAAGGGCCTTTGTGGTTAATTCACTAATAGCTTCTAGATCTGAAGTACCATCTCGTGCCTTAAGACATTCCTCAGAAATCAAAGCCAATGAGTCCATCTCAATCAAGGTCTTTATGACCTGCTCATAGGCTATGGTTGGTGTGAAAGTCTGCATTTTAACTATTGTTCCCCGAAGAGTACTGATCTTATCGGGGGACAACCTGATGGCATAAGTAGCAAGCAGGAAGCTACTGAAAGCCTCCCAGTCAACAGAAGTAGAGCTAGGGTAGGAGGTATAGTAGTCGCCCATCTTGTCCAAAATGAGGACAGTCTCAGGCTGTACTACATGATCTTTTACATAATGCCGGTACCTTTTGAAATTCTCAGGAGACTCGGCACACAGGTACATTACATCAAAGTCTATGATATGCTCCTAATAACTGTTGGAAGATCTGTAGGGCTAAGTTGTTTTGGTTCAACAAACTTAGAGTTAGCTCGTATACATTTAAATGGGAGCAGGTAGTCCAATCTTTTTTGTAGATCTTTGGCTCCTTTTTGTCCAGCTTCGTCTGGATCTAGCCATATAATTACTTTTAAAAACGATTTTATGTGCTCTATATTAGCACTAGAGCAACTTGTTCTTAGTAACGCCAGAGAAGAGACTTCTGGACAATCTTCAGCAACTCTAAAAGCACTGACATAATCCTCAGTAATTACTAAAGTATCTTTCTGTTTAGCAGACTTAAACCAAGAACCATCTACACTACCCATAGAATTATAAGTAATGTATTTAGGGCCACCAGTAAAACTTCTTATTTGGTGGCCTGTAAGAAGGCCTGATCGGGAACGCAAATTAAACACTAAATTCCCAGAAAGATCTGAGAGAAACTGATATTTTTCTTCTTGCCCATTTATGTAATGCTTTTTTAACCAGAGCAAAGCTGGAATGTTTGTGGTGTTAGTCCAAAATAAAGGGCTAAGTCCGACAGGTGTTATGGCGTAAGTACGTATTATATCTCCACCGGGCTTGTCTAATAACCATTTGCGAAGCTTGGTGCCATCTACATTTAATTCTCTAACGTAACCAGCTTGATTGCAGTGGTGGCAATACGCCACGCCACCACTAGGAACTCTCTTAACATAGAGTCGTTTCTTAGTGTCTAGGCCAGCCGTACATCCTTCATGGTTGACCTTAATTTGATCCCCCACACTCAAACCTTTGAGCATGGGGGAGATGAGGCTACGTGAGAGCATGTTACTCAGCCGAGCCAAACACTTTACGATACAGTTCCAGTGCTACCTTTTGGTGAGTTTCCACCAGTTTGTTTGTGTAGGTAAGCTGGATTGCTTCTTGCATGGTGTGACCATACGACAACTTCTTGCAAATACCAATAGTAGACCTTGGAGACATGGTAAGGTTCAACTGATTAGTAGTATAACCTTGACGAACCAGATTGGCAAACCTTACAAGCTTAAGGACAGTTTCTTTAGCAAGATCAGTAAATTTGCCACAGAGCATCTTCACTTCCACATCTTCTTTCATATAGCCGATGCGGAGCGTAGTACCAAAGCGGTCAATGGTAGCTGTGTTCTGTACGTTGGTACCTGTATGCTGCCCAGTGTCGTCACCTTGACCTTGGGTGTTACCAAGAGCCATAAGACGAAACTTGCTATCTGGGACAATAAACTTGTCCTTGGCAGCTCCCGGCTTCTCTTTCAAAAAGAGCTTGCCATCGTCTTCCAGAAGCCACTGGAGACCCATTGCAATACCCGGAGGGGTAACATCCCACTCATCCCAAGCAAACACAGCACCGTACTTTACAGCTTCAGTAACAGGGCCATCTTCCCAAGGAGTAGAACCATCAGAAGCTGTCAACTGTCCAAAGATCATTGAACTATCCATGTCTTCAGTACAGTTAATACGAAAAAACGGCCTACAGACGTAAGCACACAGCATCTGTGGAAGGCTGCTCTTACCAGCACCTGTCGGGCCATAGAGCAATGTTTTGTCATTCTGTTCCCATGCTTTCAGGATGTTGATGCTGTTCTTTTTATCAAGAACGTAAGTAGGATCAACTTTAGGTATAAACATCCTGATTTTCTCATCAAAATCCTCAGGTTTGAAGATTGAGACAGGGAAGTCATCTTTCTTGGATATGCTCATAACTCGTTTAAAGAGGTCTGAAGCCCATACTTGACCGTCTTTCAGAGTGTGTACGGGAACAACTGGTAGTGTGGGAGGAGGTACCAAGGACTTTTCCATAGCTTCCAAAGAAGCCATAGTTGCGTCATCAGGTACAAACTCTTTTCCTTCTGTTACTGCCCTTTTAGCCAAAGCATCCTTGATTGCGGATTTAACCAAGTCTTCAATGGGAGCAGGAGTAATAGGTACTGGTGAGGTCATAATCTTTTCCTTAAGTAGTTCGCCAAGGGATTTAGTACTGAGGTCAGACATGGAATAATTTCCTATCAATAAGTTCTAGCAGTTTTTGAGGTATTTCTTCTGCTGTTTTTACTGTCGAGTGATGAGTGTAAAACATTGACACAGACTCATCACAAAGCCCCAAACCATATATTTCAACTTTAGAGGCTTGAATTTCCTTTATTACCTGTCGAGTAAATTTTCCTAGGCCCCTAGAAGATCTGCTTGCAGCAGGTTGCCCATCAGACATCACAATCAACAGCTTCTTCTTTTCTGGCCTATTCTTTATACGGTCAAAAGCCCATATAATGCTATCCCCATCTGGATTTCCAGCCATTTTATTAGAGGAGGCAGCAAAATAATCAAGCAATTGTTCTCTGGGTACTTTTTGTTTGCTAAATGGTTTGTACAGGTACTGTATTGGGCGGTCACCATAATCCGTAAACCCAATAATTTCTAAAGGGACTTGGATTACTTGGAATACGTTGTTAAGTAACAACGCTGCTTGAGTGGCATAAAGAACTTTCTGACCACTCATTGAACCACTCATGTCCACCAAGACACTTACTGAAGCATCTAACACTGTGTTGTTTATTTTGTTCTTAAACACACGCTCACTAAAACCCGGTTGTCTAAGAGCAATTCTACTTAACCTGCTTGAATCCAACTTACCCCGCTTAACTCCGTACTCAAAGGTAGATTTAGCTCGTATTTGGATCAGCTTTCTAACTTGATTTGCAAAGTTATCTTGTGCCTCTACGTGGGCTTTTTCTTCTAGACTGGCGACGAACCACGCGCTGTCTGCACTAGATAGCAGAGAGGCAACTTCACTATGGGATGTTGTTCCATTGCAGTAATCCACAACCATAAAGTTTTCTAGAGGAGTCATTGACCAACCAGTTTCTTCCACATCAACGTCATAAAGCAAACCTACTTTTGACATCTTTTTACGATCCACCGTATCTAATGAAAGAAGTTTGTCTGCAACATCTTTCAGGTCTTCAAGAGTAATACGAACAACAGACCAATCTCCTTCTGCTGTTTCTGCCTCTCCTTCTGTCTTTTCTCCTTCCTTCTCTCCTTTCTCTTTACCCGGCTCTAGTGGTGTTCCCTTTCCTTTTGTGGGTGTTCCTTCTTCTTTTTCCATTCTTTCTTTTGCTTTGCGTTCTTCTTCATCAGGATCACCACCTAATGCCCTGAAAATATCCCGAGCAAGCTCATAAGCACCCTTGGTACCAGCAACCTTGGGTTTAATTCGTTGGACATCCATCAATCTGTCTGAGAAAGGAATTAGTTTTTTGAGAATGCTGTCATCAACTTCCATTTCTCGAACTTGTTCTGCACAAAGCGGGAACGTCTTACGTGACAACTCAGTTTCCCACTTCATCATAGCTCTGACTAGCGGGTTAACCCCCCCAGCAGTCTTGGTTGATACTTCTATCTTTTCCAGAAGAGCTGGTGTTGTTTTCTCCCAGAGTTCTCTAAAACCTTCGTACTCTATTGCTTGAAGGTAGTTAACCCTTGAGTCTTCTATGAGATTCCAGATCAGTCCTAAGGGACTACTGGAAGCATCAATACCCTTTTCTTTGAGAATCTCAAAGTCACTGTCCAGATCATGACCTACTTCGTGGTCAACACTAGACATCATCTCCAGTAACTGTTCTTTGGTAGTGTGAACAGTGATTTTGGGTAGAAAGATAGTAGAACCATTATGCCGGGGATGATTCTCATCTTCAAAGACAACAGACAGTTTGCTTCTCCCGGCAGAGGCTTTAACGTACTTCATTACTTCTATGGAATTAGTAATCATGTTATTTGAAGTGATCTACAAAAACAGCTTTCAGTAGTGCTTGATCGGTTAAATTTAAAATAACAAAAATCTTAGATGCTGCCAGAAGATGATTTCGAGCTACTCCATAGTTTCCAATGGGTGTTGGTGTAAGTGCCTTTATTTCATCCTGAAGCTCAGATTTGCCTTTCAGAGTATCGTTATTATCAAATATCTTTATCCCCTGCTTCATACACTTAATCAGAACACTCTTGGCACTACGCCATGCGCTAGGCATGGACGTAATCTTATACTCAGATTTGATCCGGGTCTCAATTGACTTGAGATCGGATTCAAAGCTTTTAAAGTCTCCAATATAGCCTTTTGTTTCTTTAGCCATTTTGGAGTAGCAGTTTTCAGCACTAGCGTCAGACGCTAGACTGTTTGTTGCTGCTTGGTACAATTCACTTTCTTCCATAGCTATTTACCTCAATTAAGAGTTGTAGAGTGTTCGTGGGATTTGTACTTTCCTACTTCAGTACCATTTTTATAGACTACGTATTCTATAAGGGAGCTTCTGTTATAAGCTGCCCAATCCAACGAAGATATATATTGGGCTGCTTCTGCTTCTACCAGAAAAGGTACTAAGAATGGAAACCCATCAATTTTCCCTATAATCATCCAAGAGAAATTTGGAGGGCACGGGTTATTTATTACCGCGTTTTCCATAGGTGCTCACCAGATGATGGTGGATAGTGTCAAGCATTGTGTGGAGATCCACCTTTGCACCGAATTCTATTTCACGATCATCCGGTTTAATGGGCCACTTAAGTTGGTGGGCTTTAGTAGGACGGCTAATGAACTTCCAGCCTTTTTCAGCACTAAAAGAACAACGTACCCACTGGTTAGACTCCCAACCTTCTGAACCATAAAATACGTCTACTAGTCCAGTATGAACTTGCTTAGAAGTAACCATTATGCGAACTTCGCTTTTTCAAATTCTTGAAACGTGAAAGATTCGTATTTAGAGTTTGTAGTTTGATTGGCTCTCCACTTGAGCCATGATTCCCTACGCTTGGTACGTGCAGTACCATCCGCAAAGGGAGGACGAGCTGCTTTCTTAGCCAAGAACTTTGCTACTCGCTTAGCTTTTTTAGCTTTGTTAACAGCTTGTACGTTACCTGAGATGTAACGTGCATTTGGTGCTGACTTCTTCTTACGTCCAGCTTTTGTGCATCCAGCCATGATACTTACTCCTTACAACTGTTTCGGGGACTAATGTAACCCCTCGAAGTGTTCTTAGATGTTCTTAAGAACACTTGAAGTGGCTAACTGTTAGACAACGGAGTTAAAAAGGAGTTCCCATAAACCAAAGCTCCTTTTTGTGGGTACTCTAGTTCTTCATACATGTCTTTCTGTTGTTCTTCAATGATCTCCTCGTCTTGTACTGTGAGTTCAACTAAATAGTCATCAAATTCTCCGTTGTGGATCATTTGGTATTTAGTAGTCATTTACTTCCCTTTTTTCATATTTTCAATGCACCAGACTCGGACGTTCTGTGCGCGTTTGCCATCGAACCTGTTTGCAAACAGGTAAATTTTTTTGAGCAGATAATCTTTCACCTTAATATTCCTTTGTTGTACTACGTTGAACAGCTATGGGAGCAAGCGTAATCCGAACGCGCCTAATTTGCCCGTACATCGGGCAATCGTCTACTGCGTCTTCGCGGTGGGTGTATATCCCGTAATGTCCGCGTAAATCTCGCAAAATCTTGCCATCCTTCTTTGCGACTGCGGCCCATGCGTAGGTGGCGCTGCTTTTCAGGGTGGGGGCGCTCATGGTTTCTCCCCTGCGTCATAAGACCGCTTCGTAAGGCCGCGCCATTCAATATTCTGCTTCAATGACGGCCCGCCGATATCGGTGTTGTCCCAAGACCCGCTCCAAAAGTACCTGTTATTGCAGCATTTGCACTCGTACCAGCCTTTTCGCACCGGCTTAGTGTCGGGCGGATACCACCGCGTTAGTTTCATGGTTTCTCCTTCTGAGGTTGGTGGCGCTTCATGGCGCGGTCGTAGAGTTCCGCGCCGGGGAGTTGTCTTCCCCAGTCCGGGCGATCCGACCATGCCGTTGCTGTCTTCAGCTTCTCGTCGCCGACCTTCAGGTCGAATAGTGCCGAATCTAATTCCTGTCGTAGCCCGCTCACGATCATGATGGCCTCGGAGACAGCTGAAACGTTGCCGTATTGCGCCCTGTAACCCCCATCGTCGCGGTGGATAACTGCCAACAAGTTGCCTAGTTGCTGCGACAGTTCGGCATTCTCTCGCACCAATGCATCAGCGACATCGCACTGAACTCCGTTACACAGAATTGGTTTCATTTTTAATACACCTCTCTTTTACGTTCAGTTGCTAAATCAAACGATGTGGTTGGTAAAACCCACTTTGTTCCTTGGACTTTAACAGCACATCCCGGCTCCCGTTCTAAGCCATCTAGAACAGCATCAATAAACTCTATGTAATTGTAGTGCTCAATCTCATCATTCCAAAGATTAGCTACAACATTTTGTGCGTCAAACAGGGTTGTATCATAGACATGAATACGAACACCAAGTTCAAAGAGATCATCACGAACACCATCAACACATGGTGCAATGCAGCACATGTTATTAAGCTTGAGTACGTTGTAGGTACTCACATTGTATTCCTATAGTTTTGATCGGCAAGTACTACTGCGGCCATCCAAAACTCATGTTCAGATATCAAGCCGGATTCAAACTGCTCCACCAACTCCTTGAGGCTAGCTAGCTTGTCCATTCTATTCTTCCTTTTCAACGGTTAAGAGGAGGACGAGGCCCGCCTTCGCCCCGAATGGGGCGGGCCGAGACCGACGACCACATTCTATGTTCTTAAGAACACAGAAGCAAGACCCGTGACCGGCCACCGGACGGGCGCGGGACTTGCCTATGGGAGCTTTATAATACAAAGCAAATAGTAAATGCAAGAACTACTATTAATATAAACATAATCCAGTTTTCTGTTGTTTTACCCATGTTACATCCTGTAGTTACATCCTGTAGATGTTGTGAGCATTAAGGTAATCCTCCATTTCTTCGCACTCGGTATCGGTATGGCACCCGGTTTGCTCTTCGATGAGAGCTGTGCGGGAGGGTGTAAACTCTTCAACGCGACCTGTAACGTATCCGAGTACTAGGATGCACAATAGGATAATGCTAACATCTTTGATGAACGCTGTAATGAGGTAGATATTAGTCATCATGTTAAATTTCCTCAGGTTGGGGGCGACGCCCGCCCTCACCCCGGAACGGGGTGGGCGACGCGCCCAACCCACTTTCTTATTCTACCTTTATGGGTGGTAGCAAGACGAAGGCCACAGTACTACCGTGGCCGAGGCTTGCCCTTGGATTTAGGGCTAAATGAGGAAGAAGCCAGCTTTCGCTGGCCTCTCCTTTAGTACACAGGTCGGAAGCCTCTCGGCTTCCTGTCCATCACGGGGCTATCGTTGAATGCCGACTCCTTCTGACCGGGAGGATCAACCTTAGCAAACTCAGAGTGTTGTTCGGTCTTAACTGAGACCAGATCATCCCAATCATAGCCAAGTTCTTGTACTTCTGCCATAGTTAAGTACGGGTGTGCTATTCGGTATCCATCAGCAAAGGCTCTGTCACTAAGCCCCTCTTTGGCACCCACTAAGGCCACGAAGTGGCCCTTCTTTAGAACGTGGTAGCGCATATCCAGCTCCAAGAGTCATACTCGGTATTACCCGCGTTGATCTTGGCATTGATTTCAGCCCTTGCCATAAGCTTGTACATCAGGTTCGAGATCATAGCTAACTCCCATGTTATTAAGAACACAGCCCGGAGATGTTGGGCCAATGCCGAAGAGGTGGCTTTCGCCACCCCCTCTGCTTCTACTACGCCTTACCAGCCGCAATTGCCGCTGCTTGTGCGGTGCGGTCAGCAGCCGCCTTAAGCCGCTGCTCCTTCTCCGCCTTCATTTCGTTAGCGATGATTTGCAGTTCATCGCAGATCGCTGCCAGCTTCTCGAAGCGGTCTTTGTTGTAGCTGTAAGCATTGGCGGTTGCCGCCTTCACCATCGACAGCCCCATCCAGAACGCCAGCGGGCCGGGCACTTCAGCAACAGCCTTCTTCATGTCAAACGATTGCGTGGTCATAGCAATGCTCCTAAAAGACTACAAGGTGTCGATCAGTTCGCCCTACAGAGTGTAGTAGGGGAATTCGACGGGGCACGAAGTACTCACTTCCTGATGCTCTTGTCAAGGGCGAGACTCGCAACGCGAGTTGAGTCGTGGAAGGGCAAGCGGGGTGATTCCCCAGCTGCGGAGCAGCTAACAAGTCAAGGCCAGCTTGCTGGCCCGACTTGGGGAATCTGGCTTGCCACCCACGGTCAGCCAGCGGCTACTCGTAGGTAGTCCGTAGTTGGACTACCGAAGTCACCCGAGCCGAAAGGCTCGGAGTGCCAAGACCTGTTGTCAGGCTCGCGGTCTTAACTTTCCCAACGGGAAAGTTGACGAGCCGGTAGCCCACGGTGTTGGTGTATGTGGGCGTGGACAACTCCGCCGAAGGCGGCCATGTAAGTCGCGTGGACTGACCCTTGACTGAGCATCTGGAAGGGAAAGTACGCTCGTGCACGGACGAATCCCCTACGGAACACAGGAGATTCCCCGCACTCACGGGACATGAGGCTGATCCCGCCCGATGTTGGGCGGGGAAGCCACTTGCCCGTGGAGTGTGGCCCGCAGGTGTGACCCGATGGACAGCGGGCGATGGGCTGGCTTGCGATGGAAGTTGGTGTTGAGCAACGCCTAGCCCTGTTACCGCCCGAGCGATTGCAGTTGGTGTTGAGCGAAGAGCAGGTATCGCACTCGCTGCCTGAGGAGTGAGAGGTTGCGTAGCAGTTGCCTGTTGACGTTAGGTGTTGACCTTGAAGTTTGGTATTAGCCTTGGCTTAGGTATTGGGTTGAAGTGTAGATTCAGGGGGAGATAACGATACCAATTGAATCAGTAAGTGACTGATGCACTATGTTGGTGCTATAACACCCAACAATACAACATGTTAGGGGGAGGGGTGAGTGCTCACTCACAGTACAGCCTGACTATATTTAGGGGTAGGGGGGAGCAAAAAGCATGCTTATATATATTATATATAGTACCTTATAACGATTTATATAGTTTTATAATATAGGGGAGGTATATGTTGTTATGTTACTACTTATAGTAATAACTGTTGTATATAAACAACAATACCTATAAAAGAACATATAACTACTGTTATAGATATAACTAGTTATATATATATAAAATACTACCTATAAACCCTAATAGCTACTACTGTTACATCTTGTTACATCTCTGCTGTTCTGCTGTTGCCTACGGCAACTTGCTCAGTTTCTTTGACAATACCTTCCTGTAGTTGAGAACTGTTCTCAACTACTGGATATTACACTTTCTGTGTTATACTACTGCGTAGGGGCTGTTAGTTTAACTGGATAGAACGATGGGTTGATAAACCATCAAATGCGGGTTCGAGTCCCGCACAGCCCCACCAGAAATGTCATAAATAGATACTAGTATTTCTGACAAAGGTAGGTAGGAAACAAGGAGTTAATGTATGAAACGTAAGAAAAGCATATACCCAGAACATGGTAGGGCACACTGGACAGAACAGCAAAAGCTGGAAGCAGTGGCAACTTACGTGATGCTTGGCAACATGGTTGAGACTGCTCTGGTCACAACCATCCCGCTTGACACTTTAAAGATGTGGAAGAGGTCTGAGTGGTTTAGAGAACTCCAGCTTCAGATTCGGGATGAGGATGTCCAGCAACTGGATACTAACATCCAGAAAGTCGTAGGAAAGGCTTTAAAGGCCCTAGAAGACCGCTTAGATAATGGCGACTACCAGTATGACCCTAAGACGGGTAAACCTATTAGAATCCCAATTAAGGCTACTGTAGCCCTTAAGGTCACTACCGACCTACTTACCAAGCAAGACAAGCTTAGGGCTGCTCCAGAGAAGCTTGAGGTTGAGAAGACCGTGGATGCTAGGCTTTTAAAGCTTGCTGAAGAGTTTGCAAGGTTTGCAAAAGCTAGGGATGTTACGCCCCAAATTGGGGAAATGCCTGTTATAGCAGACATTATCCCGCTTAATGACTAAATTAACAGCCAATGTCCTAGAAGGGTTCGTTAACACCGTCCTCCGTAAAAACTTTGATGACCCTGCTGAGACTGGGGAATTTCACAGGGAAATTTGGGAGTATGTCTGCTCTTCTCACCCTAAAATTGCTATTGCTGCCCCTAGAAACCACGCAAAATCTACGGTTGTTACCCATGCGTACACCCTAGCCTCTGCTTTGTTCAGAGATCAGTCTTACATCATCATTGTTTCTGATACAGTAGGGCAATCTGTACAGTTTTTAGGGGATATCAAGAAGGAACTGCTGGATAATGAAGATCTTAGGTCACTTTTTGGGGTAAAAGACTTCCTAAAAGACACAGAAGATGACCTAATCTGCCAGATGGACGATGGACACCTCTTCAGAATACAGGCAAAGGGCAGTGAACAAAAGCTTCGGGGTCTAAAATGGAAGAACCGTAGACCCGGCCTTATCATTGGTGATGATATGGAAAATGATGAGATTGTTATGAACCGGGATAGGCGCTTAAAGTTTAAGCGTTGGTTCTATGGGGCTTTACTACCTGCCTTGTCAGACAAAGGTAAGATACGGATTGTAGGCACTATCCTTCACTTGGACAGTCTCCTAGAGAACCTGATGCCAGAGAACCTGTTAAAGGGCATCACAGGGGGACTAAAGAAGCTGGTCAAGGAAGATTTAAAGGAGTACAGCAATGCCAAACTACCTTGGAAGTCGGTCAAATACCGTGCCTTTACAAATGACTATTCCAAAATTTTATGGCCTGAAAAGAAGTCTGTGGAAGAATTTAAAGCGTCAAAGGAGGACTATGCTAGGCAGGGTCTGTCTGATGTGTACTCCCAAGAGATGCTCAACATTCCCCTAGACGAACAGAACACCTATTTCCGAAGAGAAGACTTTGCTCCCATGCGGGTAGACGATAAGAAGAAAAGCATGGTATACTATATCACTTGCGATCTGGCAGTATCCCAATCCCAAAGATCTGACTTCTCAGCTTTTGTAGTTGGCGGGATGGATGAGGACGGTAAGTTATACTGTGTACATGTAATCAAAGATCGTTTGGATTCCCTACAGATTATCGACACAATGATGATGCTTCAAAGATTCTACAAACCTATCCTGTTTGGGATTGAGAAGGGGATGATTGAGAAGTCTCTGGGGCCGTTCCTAAGAACAGAGATGCTCAAGCGTAATACTTTTATTAACACTGTCCTGCTTACCCCAACAAATGAAAAGATGGTTAGGGCCAGAAGCATACAGGCTAGGATGAGGGCAGGTGCGGTCAGGTTTGATAAAGAGGCTGAGTGGTACCAGAACTTTGAAGACGAACTAATGCGGTTTCCAAGAGATAAGCACGACGACCAAGTAGACGCTTGGGCTTATATGGGACTAATGTTAGACAAGATGTGGGAAGCACCAACCACAAAAGAAGTTGAAGATGAAGACTACTTGGATATGAAATCCAAGTACGAAACTGACGAACAAACCGGACGAAACGGTGTTACAGGATATTAGGAGCTACTGAGACATGCACGAATCTAAGTACAAACTTAAAACTACAGACCTCGTTTATGAGGCCAACATCGCTGATCTCTTAGATGAAATGCAGCTAGGAGAAATAGGGCGTAAAGTGGCTGAAGAGTTTGAAGTAGATCTCCAGAGCCGTAGCACTTGGGAAAAGCGTATGGAGTCCAGCATGAAGTTAGCTCTCCAAGTATCCGAAGCTAAAAACTTCCCGTGGGTTGGGGCCAGCAATATCAAGTTCCCCCTTGTTACTATTGCTGCGTTGCAATACCACGCTAGAGCTTACCCAACCCTGATTAGTGGAGACACTCCCGTCAAATGCCGAGTCATTGGTGAAGACATTGATGGGGAAAAGTCTAAGAGGGCAGAACGCATTGAGGCTCACATGTCCTACCAGATTCTTGAAGAGGATGAGGACTGGGAAAGCGAGATGGACAAAGCCCTTATTACCCAGCCTATCATTGGCTGTGCTTTTAAGAAAACAATGTTTGACCCTATCCGGGGTATGAACGTCAGTGAAAACATCTTAGCTAAGGATCTAGTAGTCAACTACTGGACTAAGAGCCTTGATACCTCCCCCCGTGTTACCCACATTCTGTACTACTCCAAGAACGACATCTACGAGCGAGTAGTCCGTGGGCTATGGAAAGATGTTGGTGAAGAGCGTCCTGCTGTGTCTAACCTCGGAGACAACAAAACCCTACAAGCAGCCCAATCTAAAGCTCAGGGCATGACTCCTCCAGAAGCCCTAGACCATAGTACCCCCTACGAAATCCTAGAACAACACCGTACCTTTGACTTTGATGGGGATGGTTATGAAGAACCGTACATCATCTACGTTCGACGGGATACAAAAAAGGTTGCCCGTATCGTATCAAGGTATTTTGAATCCAGCATTAAAAGGAATGAAGATGACAAGATTCTCAGCATCAAGGCGGAACAGTGCTTTACTAAGTATCCGTTCATCCCTAGCCCTGATGGGGGTTTCTATGACTTGGGCTTTGGGGTTCTTCTTGGCCCTCTTAACGAGTCTATTAATACTCTTATCAACCAGCTTGTGGACGCTGGGACTATGTCTAATACTGCTGGTGGTTTCCTGTCTAGGGGTATTAAAGTACGTGGTGGCAACTACTCCTTTGCCCCGCTGGAATGGAAACACGTTGACACAACGGGTGACGACCTCCGAAAGGGTATTATGCCTTTGCCAGTACGGGAGCCTAGTCAAGTGCTCTTTACGCTGCTCAGCTTGCTTATCAATTATGGGGAACGTACCGGAGGCGCTGTTGACATCTTGGTTGGTCAAAGCCCCGGACAGAACACTCCAGCTGAAACAACTAGGACAATGGCAGAGGAAGGAAAGAAGGTCTTTAACGGCATTTTTAAGAGGACGTATCGTTCCTTAAAGCAAGAGTTCCGTAAGATGTACCGCCTCAACCAGCTCCATATTCTGGAAAGTGAGGCTTTTGTATCTGACGCTAATGGAAAGGGGGTGATCCTTAATACCGACTACAACGGGGATTCTAGTGATGTTCGTCCTGCTGCTGATCCTAGCATTACTTCTGATAGCCTAAGACTTACTCAAGCCATGTCCATGAGGGAAGCCATGACATCTGCTCCGGGAATGTACAATAGATACGAAGTGGAAAAACAGTTCCTTAAAGCCCTTAAGGTGCCGGACGTTGACCGTGTATTGCCAGACCCCAAAGGCCCTAACGCCATTCCTCCCACTACTAACCCCAAGGTTGAGGTGGAAAAGATCAAAGCTGAGACAGCTAAGGCTGAGAATGAACTTAACCTTAAGCTTGGTCTGTTGAAGATGATGAAGGAAGCAGAAGTGGGTCAAGCCAAGATACACAAGCTTGAAGCCGAAGCAGAGAAGCTCAAAGCTGAAACCGCTACTGTAGGCCAGCAGACCAAGATTAATGAAGTTAACACCCAGATTGCCCTATCCCGTGAACGTAGGGATGGTGTCTTAGGCAGCATTGAAACTATGACCAAGGTGTTTCAGGCTATGAAGTCTGAACCCAGCAAAGGAGAAGCAATACCCAAGTAAAGGAGGGTTGGATGAATGCAGTGACTCAGGAAGAGTTCAATGATTGGAGGGCTAGTGCCATCACAAAGAAGTTTCTGAAGGTACTAGAGCTGGAAAGGGAACGAATGAAAGAGGGGTTAGTTAACGACAACTTTGAGCAAGTAGAGATGATTAAGGGAAGGTGCCAAGCCATTGCCCTAATCATGGATGTGCAGTACAACGACTTATACGAAGAGAGGGTACACAATGAACACTAGTGGAATTAATCCCTGTGGGCACAGGATCTTGATCCTTCCCCGACAGATTGCAAAGAAGACTGCCAGCGGCATTATCATGGCTACGGACAACCTGCGGGAACGAGAGCAGATGGCTAATACTACTGGAGTAGTAGTAGCAATGGGGCCAACGTGCTACCTCGAAGACGGGTTTAAGCCGTGGTGCAAGGTGGGGGACAAAGTGGCCTTTGCTAAGTTTGCTGGACTGGTATACACAGGCCGGGATGGAGCAGATTACCGAATGGTAAATGATGGGGATGTAACCGCTGTCCTAGACGAGGATGTGGATCTTGTAGACCCGCACCTAACAAAAGGGATTTGAGACCAAGCTTACAAAGTTGACAAGTACAAGAATATAGGAGTACAATAATGGCTGAGAATGAGAACCAAAGTCAAGAAGAAAGTGCTGCACCTGATGAAGCAGTAGTTCAAGAAGCATCAGGGCAAGGCTGGGTACCCAAGGACAAGTTCCGGGGCGATGAAAAGGATTGGGTTGATGCAGGGACGTTCGTAAAGCGGGGTAGGGAGATCCTGCCCATTTTGCGAAAGAACAATGAGAACCTGCTAAGAGAACTTAATCATACCAAAGCTAGCATGAACGAACTTCGTCAGGCAACTGAGGAGTTTAAGAAGTTCCAGAAAGAGTCTTATGAGCGGAAAGCTTCTGACCTTGAAGGCCAGATTGTTGCTCTCAAGTCTGCTCGTAGTCAAGCCATCTCAGACGGTGATGGAACCAAAGTAACTGCTGTAGACGACATGATTGACGGCCTTAAGGACGATCTTAAGGCAGCAAAAGACAGTGCCAAAGAAGCGGCAGTTGTTACTAGGAACACAGGAACCGTAGCAGTAGATCCAGCTTTACAGACTTGGTTGAGTGGCAATGAGTGGTTTGGCAAAGACGCTAGGCTTACAGCCCAGACTAACGCTCTTGGAGAAGTTCTCCGTAGGGAGAATCCGGGACTTACTGGTAAGGCTTTTCTGGACAAATTAGATGAAGTGCTTCTGGAAGAGTTCCCTCAGAAGTTTAGTGGGAAGGAAAAGCGTACTCCTAACTACGGGGCTGAGTCCGGTAGTGGTAGGGGTCGATCTGCTGGTGGCCCTGCAAAGAGTTATCAGAATCTTCCTTCTGAAGCTAAAGCTGCTTGCGATAGATTTGTGAAACAAAAGATAATGACAAAAGAAGCTTATGTTGCTGATTATGATTGGTCAGAGTAAGGGAGTATAAAATGCCAAGAGCCTACACATTGGAAGAGAAAAAAGAACGTGCCCTAGAAGCTGTTGCTGCTAGGATTGAACTGCCTCCGTCAGCACCTACACTGGATGGAATGACCCGCCGAAAGCGTGGTGTATTCAACGGTTCGCAAGGTAAGCTGAAAGTAGAGGGAACAATTCCAGGGTTCCATCTTCACATTATGAATGATGATGGAACTCGTATTACAGACGCTACGGACAACGGATATGACTTCGTTAAGCCTAGTGAGATTAGTGGAGTGTCCGAGAATGTCGTTTCTAGGAACGGCGACTTGGGAGATAGCAGGATTCGTTTTCTGGTTGGATTGAACAAGGAAGGCCAACCGATGTACGCATACCTGATGAAGATCCGCCAAGAATGGTATGACGAAGATCAGGCGGAACTGCAATCGCGTAACGACAAGATTGATAATGCTATTCGGAGTGGCAAAAATGTAGTCGGAGAACAACCCGGCTTCTATGTGCCCCAAGGCGGCATCAAGCTATCTTAACTACACTAGGAGTTTTAAACTATGGCTAACCTTAACACACCGCGAGGGTTCTCCCCTGTCGGTGCTCTACACAGCTCCAACTATTCAGAGAAGGGGCGCATGTACGCTATCCCGACTTCGGATACGTCCAATAGCTATGCTATTGGGGACTGCGTGATGTCGGCGGCATCGTCTGATGCCAACGGCGTTCCTTACGTCCAGAAATGGGGTGGCGTTGCTACTACCTCTGCTCTTCCGCTGGGCATTATCGTGGGCATTAGTCCGGTTGAGGCGGGAGTTTCTCTCGTTGCATCCACCCTCGATCTTACCCAAACCTATATTCTTGCAGGTACCCGTACTGCTGTTCGGTATGTGTTTGTTGTGGATGATCCTCTCGCGGTCTTTGAAGTTCAGTTTGATAGCACTGCTGTTGCTGTTACTGACCTTCATAAGAATGCGGCTGTCACGGTCTCAGCCAGCGTTGCTCACACTCCGTCTACTCCATACTCGACTATGGTTCTTACCTCCCCTGCTACGACTGCCACTCTCCCCATTCGCATTATTGGGGCTGTGCAACGTCCTGACAATGCGGTTGGTGCCTATGTGGATGTTCTCTGCAAGTGGAACTACCATGAGTACGGTGTTACTAACGGCGCGTCAGGCACAGTTGTTGCCTACCTCGCACCGTAACCTAGGAGAAAATCATGGCTGGAGTTATCACTACTGCATCACACCCCAAAGCACTATGGCCCGGTATTAAGGCTTGGTGGGGTCAGACTTACGCTGAACACGTTACTGAATATACTGATCTGTTTGATACGGACAGCTCTTCGCAGAACTATGAAGAGGACGTTCAACTGACAGGGTTTGGTCTTGTTCCTGTTAAGAACCAAGCTTCTGGTGTCAGCTATGACTCGGAAGTTCAAGGCTTTGTGACCCGTTACACGCACGTTGCGTATGCAATGGGCTACATCGTTACGAAAGAAGAGCAAGATGACAATCTGTATGAGAAAGTTTCGCGCAATCGGGCTGCTGCCCTTGCCATGTCTTTCCGGCAAACCAAAGAAAACATTGGTGCGAACGTGTTTAACCGAGCGTTTAACGCTACGTATCTTGGTGGGGATGGTGTTGCTCTTTGCAGCACTGCACACCCGAATACGACTGGCGGCACTTTTGCGAACCGTCCTGCGGTCGATGCTGACCTTAGTGAAGCTTCGCTTGAAGATGCGATGATTGCGATCATGGGTTTCACAAATGACCGTGGCCTTTTGATCTCTGTCATGCCGAATACGCTTCACATTGCTCGTAACGAAGTCTTCAACGCGCAACGTATTCTGCACAGCTCGTACCAACCCGGCAACGCCAACAATGACATTAACGTCATTAAGGCAGGTAACTACCTTCCGGGGGGCTTTAAAGTCAACCACTACTTCACGGCTGCTCACGCTTGGTTTATCCGTAACATTATTCCGGGTGGCACTGGCATGAAGCACTACGAACGTGTGGGTATCATGTTTGACCAAGACAATGACTTTGACACCATGAATGCCAAAGCGAAAGGCTATGAACGTTACTCGTTTGGCTGGTCTGATCCTCGCGCTGTCTGGGGAGTTAACGGCCCGTAAGCTTTACTTGTTGTACCGGGAGGGGCTTAAAACGTCCCTCCCACTAATTCTTTAAGGAGTCCTTACATGGGCTTTGAAATTCAAGCAGCAAAAGGAAAACGGCCTCCGGTTGGAAAGCTTCCTAACATGAGGCAGTTCTTTGATATGCCTGAGGGCAAAACCCCCTCTAAAAAAGAAGAAGCTGCATCTGCACAAGCGGCACGTGAAGCTTCTCTTGATAGGCATACTGCAAAGTTTGGCGCTGGTGGAGATGAGTGGGTTGAGCGCATTGAAAGCCATAAAGAAAAGCCATCTAAGCCTACAGTCGTTAAAAAATCTAGTACCAAATAATAATTAATTCTAAGTTACGCTGTAGTAATGCAGCGTTCTTTTTAATAGAACGTAACTAAGGAGCTTTACAATGACAACCCCAACTCGCTTTACTTCAGGTGTATCTACTCAAAAAGTTAATCAAACTTTAGGTATGTTTGGTTCTCCTGATCCCACTGCTTCTGGTCTAGACTTTGAAGACTTTCAACAATACGTAGCAGCTGATTGGACAGTTACTAATACTACTTCACATGCTACTATAGGTCTTGTTGCTGGTGCTGGTGGTTTGCTTTCCCTTGTTGGTGGTGCGTCTAGTGTTACTAATGACATTGCTGCAATCATTGCTAACCCACTTAATTTTAACTTTGCCTCAACTCAACAAGTTTGGTTTTACACAGGCTTTAAAGTTACTACGGCTGCTAACGATCAAATCCAATTAGGACTTACAGCTGCTAACAGTGCCTTAACTCCTACGGATGGCATGTATTTTAATAAAGCTGCTGGTGCTTCTACGATTGACTTTATAGTTCGTAAATCGTCTACGTCTACTACTCAATCTGCTGTGGCTACTTTGGTTGATGGTACTTTTATTCGTCTTGGTTTTTACTACAATGGTAAAGACGCAGTAGATGTATTTGTAAATGACGCTAAGGTTTATTCACAAACCGTAGTAACCAACCTTCCGACTGCCACTAATCTGGGAATGGGATTTGGATTTAAATCTGCTGCTACTGCTCCAACAACGAGTGCTCTTATTGTAGACTTTGAAATGGCTTCCCAAGATCGTTCTTACTAATATAGGAGTCGACAATGGCTAATATACTTAGTACTCAAATACTAGTGGATGGAGAAAGAAATGCTGTGGTGAAGATCACTGGAATTTTAGACACAAGTAATGTGTCTACAACTACAGTGGTTGATCCTGCTTCTTTCACACCTGTTCCAACTACATTCAGAGTAGATGCTGTTGAATACTCAGTAGGTACCCCCCTTGCTGTTAGGCTAGTGTGGGATGCTTCTACTGATGTAGATATGCTGGCATTGACTAACGCAGGACGTATGAAATTTACTAAGTTTGGAGGACTACAAAATAACAGTGGAGCAGGAGTTACTGGAAAAATCCAATTACTCACTAATGGGTATTCTTCTGGCACAGTGACTTTTTCTATTGTTCTCAAGCTGGTCAAAATTTAATGGAACTTGTTAAACTTTATAGAAATACGTAATTATGTCTAGGGCAAGAGGGTACAGCAGTGGTAAGTGGAAAGTTATGTGTGACGTATGCGGCACTACCTTTCTATCTTCAGAGTTGACTAAGAGGTGGGACAACCTCATGGTTTGTGCCTACGACTGGGAACCCAGACAACCACAAGACTTCGTAAGAGCCTCAGTAGATAAGATGACAGTACCTTGGTCAAGGCCATGGCCTACTGACGACTTCATACTTACTGCGTGTACTCCAGAAACTACATCTAGTATTCCGGGGTACGCTTCTCCCGGTTGTGCTATTCCCGGTGCATTTTTCCCGGAGTCTGTTCCTTCCGGCACATTTACTCCTTAACTTAGGACTCTACTATGGCACACACAGTATTTGTAGACGGATCAACAGTAACAGCCAACCGTATTGTGGCGGCTTGGCTTAATGACGCTGACACAGTAACGTATGTGCGGTTTGGAGATGGTACTAATTATACGGGCAACTTGACCGTACCGGGTACTACGGCACTCACGGGCACCCTTACCGCAGCGGCGATCAACGCTTCAGGTCTGGTAGCAATGGCAGCCGCAGCTACCGTTGGGACGACTTTGGGTGTGACGGGACTTTCTACGCTTGGGACTGACAGTTTACTTAGCCTTACAACAAAGGGTTATTTCAACAGCAAATACAACGCCGCTGCCTCGCTCTGGCAATGGGGGCCGGGAGCAATTTCTACCGCCAACGCATTCGGGTTTACGGTAGGTGGCACGAACGTCCTTGATCTGCTGTCCGGGGGCATCG